AGACGTTCAAAGCACAGCAGCGTGTACAGAGCCTGTTTACCGATCAGGCAGCAGCCAATGCTTCTCGTCAATTCAATGCAAGTAGCCAGCAACAGGTAGATCAGTTCTTTGCTAATCTTGCTACGCAGGTTCAGCAGTTCAATGCATCTCAGGTAAATGCACAAGAACAATTCAATGCAGGTCAACGTAATACTGTTGAGCGTTTCAATGCTGAACTAAATAATCAACGTGACCAGTTTAACGCGCAAAATCAACTTGTTATTTCACAAAACAATGCCCAATGGCGTCGTGAGATTGCAACAGCGGATACCGCTGCAGTTAACCGTGCTAATGAACTAAATGCTGCTTCTATCCTAGATGTCAGCAAAACTGCATATGACAATCTGTGGCAGTATTATGCCGATACGATGGAGTGGGCGTGGACATCTGCTGATAATCAGCTTGATCGTATTACTGACATGGCTATTGCAGAACTTACTGCAGACACTAATGTAAAGACACAACAGATGGCTAGTGACTCGGCTGCTGGGGGTGCTATTGGTAGTCTTATCGGTACACTTGGAAGTGCGTGGATTTCATCTAGCCTATGTTGGGTAGCCCGTGAAGTCTATGGTGCTGGTGATACACGGTGGTTCGTATTCCGTACTTGGATGCGGTACAATGCTCCTAAGTGGCTGTACAAGCTGTATGAAAAGCACGGTGAAGCGTATGCTAAGTTTATCAGCGACAAGCCCGTACTGAAATGGGCAACTAAAAAGCTGATGGATTTGGTTGTAGAAAAAGGAAATACAGTTTATGCGTGACAATCCTGCAATTCAGGCGTATAATAACATACGTCTTGACGAGATGCCGCAACCTAAGAAGCAAATTCTTTCAGGTCTTCTTGCACCCCGTAAAACAAGCATGGAAAAAGCAAAGGCAGCATCTAACGAGCCTATGGCGCGTGTAGTTGCCCACATGTCTGCTATTCGCAAAAGAAGGAATGAGATAAATGGCGGAGCGTAACGAACCATTATTCGACGCACCTATTCCCGGCATGTCCCTAACACATGAGTTGGGTGCGAGGCCGTGGCAGAATCCGCCACAATATGCCACTGTAGACGATGCTGTTGAGTTCTACCTCTCTCGTATGGCTACGGATGAGGTAAACGATCAAATTGTTGACGTTCTTGAAATGGGCGTTCCTGTAGCGTCTCTCGCCAATACAATGCAAATGGCAAACGTCATGGAAGGTAAGCACAGTGTTGACGTTGGCATTCTTGTCATGCCTGTGCTTATGGAAATGATGATGTTGATTGGAGATAGTGCTGGTGTTGAGTACGAAACCGGTCTTGATAATCCAGAAAAGATAAAGACACGTCCTAGTCTTGTAGCCAAACTGAAACAAAAACTGCAAGATGAGAAAGATGAAAAAGAAGAAGAGCCTGTAGAACCGGAAACGGAAGAACAGGATGATGAGAAAGAAGAGCCTAAAGGGCTTATGGCACGGAGATAATAATGCCTCTGTTTGGTAGTAACTTTGCGCAGGGCTTCATCAAAGGTGTTGCAGAAAGCGTAGACGAAAGTCTGAAAAATGACATGGATCGCACTTTCAAACGTGCAGATCGTGCTGCCGACTATCATATCCGTCGCAAAGCTGCCGACCAAGAACGGTATGACGCAGAAATGCGCGACGTTGAGAACTTGTTGAAAAGTTTTGCTGCGTTTACTGGTGGTAATCTTGATAAAGCTGCGCAACTATACAAAGCAGGTGGTGGTAATGTAGAGGGTGCAAAGGTATTTCTCAGCACTCTCGACGGTGCTAGACAAAAACTTGGTGCAGAATTTGATGTCACTAAAGCTGTAACCTTTGCAGAGACGCAAGCTGGCGAACTTGGTATGGCAGATTATCTTGGTAATCTTGTACGTCGCCCGAAAGATTTTGTTGCGGCAAGCCTTCCAGATACCACTACAGGTGGTGTTGGTCTGTACCGTGCATTTCAGCCGGGTGAATCTATCCGCAAGGATATTACAGAACAAGTTCAACAGGCTATCCCAACTACTGCTAGAGACTTTACAGAAGCAGAGATTGGTACAGCTACCATTGACTATGGTAAGTTGCCTACCGCAGCAGAATATGCTCTTGAGATGGAAGCCAAAGACGTAAGTCTTAAAACGGCGAAAGCAGCACTTAACAAAACACTTCTTGAAAATAAACAGATGGGTTCAATAGAGGGTTCTGATGTATATAGATCATTTGGTGAGATGGTCAAGACAGGTGTTAATGCTGCTGGCATGTCGGCAACGGTAGACATTAATGGTATTGTTAGTTTTGATCCCCCAGACAGTGAAGCTAAGACTAAGGGCGTTGCAGGAGCGTACTCACGTGCCTTGAAAGCTGTTACAGAAGAGGCTGTTAGAACTAATTCACTTAATATGCCCGGTATGCAAAATACTCTCAAGACAATAGCTAACTCAGCTAATATTCACTCTCCAGCAGGAGTAGCTACTCCCGGTAACATGGATGTTGGCGGACTTTATTTTTACGGAGGAACACCGCAGGAACCTGAAAGCACGATTTTGTGGCTTAATCCTGCGTATGAAGACACTCCACAAGAGGGCGTTAACTTTATTGTCATCGGCAAGCCAAGGCGTACATAATGTCAAATCAAGGTTTCTATACCCAAGAGCAGGTAGAGCAATACAATTCTGCTGCTGTCACGCCCACTATTCCTATCTCTACTGGTCAAGAGGACGACCAGCAGGATGGCTTTTACTCAGAGCAACAGGTTAGTGAGGTAGAAGAGGCACGTCCTGTTGATCCTTCTGAACAGCCTTATGTTTCCTCAGAAGAACGTATAGAAGTTGCTCGTGAACAAGAAGCAGTAGAGCCTACAGGGATACAATCCATCCGTAACCTTGAGGCGGATGATGAACTTGTTCAAGAAATTTTGCAGTACCGCGAGGACAGGTTTGGTGTAAGCAAAGACGAAGGTGCTGCAAATCTTCTTACTGCCGCATTTGTCGGTCCCACCCAAGAACTTACCAACGAAAATATCATTGATGATTTTCTAGACCATCATAGGTTTTTGATTACAAACACTATGAATGCCACTTCAGAGATTGGGTGGCTTAACGGTCTGAAAGAAAAGGAACAAGCTGCTCGTGAAGCTGGTAATGCCGAAATGGCAAACAACTACGCAGAGCAACTTCTTCGTGCGCGTCGTCTGTACATGAGAGCGGATGCCGTAGGTGGTTTCTTTGACGAGAAACGCTTTGAAGGCATGAACACTAGCCAGATGATTACCGACATTGCTGGGACAGCCGGTGCATACACTATGGCTGTACTCTCTGATCCCCTCACACTTGTAACTGCTGGTGTAGGCCGTGTTGTAGCAGGTGGTGCCGCTACGGCTGGTCAGCCTCTGAAAGCCGCTATCATGGCTGCTGCCACTGCTGCGCCACTTGAGGGCGGTGCCGCTGCTGTTACTGATCTTGTCGTACAAAACGCAGAAATTGAAATGGGAGTTCGTGATGAAGTTGATCTTGAGAGAACTGCCACTGTGGCCGGTGTATCCGCTGCCACTGCCGGTATTATATCGGGCGTAGGCGCACGTAATTCTGCCAAGAAAGTTGATAAGGTCACTCGCGGTGACATGACGGAGGCGTTGAAAAATGTACAAAAGCAACAAACCGTCGCGGCGCAAAAGGCCAACGCCAAAATGGGCATCCAGTCTGACATTATCAGAGAACGTCTTGCAAAAGGTATTGAAGATGTCTACGGAAAAGAAGCAATCAAGCGAGATAAAAACGGCAAGGTTACAGGACTCAACAGCAAAGTTATCAGGGAGTCGGATTATGCAGGGCGTATCAAAGAAGAACTCGACCTAGACCCCGATCTCGTAGAACCATCTCTCAGCTTTAGCACCTTTGAGCGCGTAACAGCATCTACTGGCGAAGTCATGGAAGCTGTGCGTAACAAGAAACTCAAGTTCCTTGATGGTACAACTGGTAAAGAAATCAAAGAGTTTTCTGCTCCTTTGCAAAAGAATGAGATGATCAGTGAGCGTCTTCTCAATATTCTGTCTCGTGTAGATGGTGAATCACATGAAGAAGTAGCAAAGATACTCGGACGATACGGCATCACACAACGTGAACTTGCCGCCACTCTGTTTGCAGATGCAAGCTGGGCTGGTAAAAGGCTGCGTTCCCTTCGCGAACTTAGTGATGTCGTAGGCCGTGCAGCACGTTCCAAAACTATTGGCGAAGCTGCAGAAGAAGCCGAAGCAGCGGCGGAGCAGTCATTCGGCTCTCTGTTCCGTAGGCTTGAAGACATTCGTCGTCTTACACTCGTCAGTGGTGTAGCTACTGCTGTTCGTAACAACTTCTCGCAGGTTCTGCGTAGTGGTGTGGAACTGCCTGTATATGCAATGGAAGCAGGTATTCATACTGTAGCACGTAAGCTATTCAAGGCCGATGCCGCAACAAAACGTCTTGGATTTCGTAGTACATTCGCACAACTAGAGCATACTTTCTATGATCAGAAGGATGCCGCTACAATCGCTCAATTTATGTTGGATATGCATGATAATCAGAAGGCTAGATTCTACAATCAGTTTTCTGAGGTAAAGAATTATCTGAACAAAAAGAACCCTGCACAAAAGTCTATTGCTCGTAGTGCAAATGGTCTAGGTAATGAATCCACTTTTCTCGACAAGTGGGAAGGTGCTGTACACAGCTTCAACTACTTGAACAGGTTGCAGGAAGCGATGTATCGCAATGGTATGTTCACAGCATCACTGCAAAGACAGATGTTCGATCAGGGCAAAGACCTGATGGAAGTGCTTAACTCTGGACGCATTACAGAGAATATATCAGAAGCAATGGTCACAAAGGCCGTCGATGATGCCCTTGAGTTTACCTATGCCTCGCAGCCCAAGTGGAAACCTTTCCGCGTATTGAACAACATGATTGTTCAGTCAGGTGCCACTCTTGCTATCCCATTCCCCCGCTTTATGTTCAAAGCTATTGAAATGACGTACAACTATAACGTCACTGGTGTAGGCACTGCAACCTTCCGCATGGCTAATGCTGCGCTTCGCGGCAAGCCAATGACAGACGGTATGTTCAGACAGCTTGCAGAGGGCATTGCCGGTGGTACGCCGCTGCTTGCACTGGGATACTATCTACGTGATCCAGACGGGCCTACTGCTGGTAGCGATTGGTACTATTTGAAAGATGGTATGGGTAATGAATTTGATGCGCGTCCGTTCTTCCCGCTCACTCCGTACCTGTTGTTTGGCGAAATTATGCACAGATTCCAAGACGATAGGCCATCTAAGTTCCGTTGGAAAGAAGCTGTAGAAGGTCTGACAGGTGCTAACTTCCGTGGCACTGGTGCTGCTGGTAAAATGATGGAAGACATTGTTGCGTGGGCTGCATCAGGTGATGATGAGATGGCCTTTACCATTGGCATGAAAGAAATGGGCAAATATCTTGGCGAGGCTCTCACAGGATATGGACAGCCCGTCTATCAATTTGCTGACATTTTCTCTCCTATGGACGAGAGAATGCGTGATTACAAAAATGACCCTGAATATGGTAATGGCCTACAAGCATTCTTTGGCGGAGTCTGGGAGCCTTTTGAGTCCAGATTGAAGCGTGTAGGAGAAGCTGCTGGATTTGAGATAGATGATCCGTGGAAAGAAGACCCACGTTTCGATGCTGTGCCAGAGCGTGTCATGCCATTCATGAAGATTCTGTTTGGTGCTACTCTGACACGAGTTCCGCCCAAATACGTAACAGAACTCAATCGCCTTGGATTCACCTACGTTGACTTTATGTCAAAGACAAACTCTGCTGAACTTGATCGTTCTCTTAACAGAGAAATGGGCCTTGCCATGCAGGAGGAGATGCCTATCTTTCTCGCTACAATGAAGCAAGACCCTAAGATGTTGAACAAAGATGGTAGTGTAAATAACAACTACATGAGAGCAGAACTCAAGAACACCATCAGCACAATGAAGTCTCTTCTGTATGCACAGATGAAGCTGAAAGATGCTCCTGCTATGCATCAGGCTGATCTACAGCGGTTCCGTAGGCTTGGCCCTGCAGCACGTAATGCAGCTATCGACCTGTTCAAGCAACAATATGATGGAAAGCAACCCGACTTCAACAAGTACGAAGATGTTGCACAGTTGCTTGACTTTGGTAAGAACCAGTTCAGCCACTATTCAAGCACACTCAAGGCAAAGCCTTAATAGACTCTAGTAGTCCTACAGCTAAAATAGTAGCACCTGCAGCATTGAGAATGATAATCGCCCTGTCATTCCACATGAAACCTACCCATCCCCACAGAGACACCCCAATAAAGCTGAATGCTAAGTCTAGTTCATTGGAGTAATCTGCTGCTCGTATCACAAATGCAATCAGAATAAAGAAGCTGGCCGTCCATTTGACGTACCAGCTTTTATCTTTATAGGGAGTGACTTTTCTAACGGTTGTCGCCTGACCCACTGATCTTTCCACGCTTGTGTCTGTCTGCAAGTTTTTCAAGGTTCTTCTCCATGATGTGTCCAAGATTCATCTCAAGTTCTTCGGCTAGTACAGCACAGTACCACAGCACATCACCGATCTCATATCCAATCTCAATACGCTTGGCAAGGTATTCGTCTTTGGTTGCACCATCACGAATGAACTTCTTCACTTTGTTTGCAATTTCACCTGCTTCACCTGTCAGGCCAAGAGTAAGGTACTCCATAGCCTGACTTTCGGGGAAGATTGCTGTCTTACATGCCTTCTCTTGATAGAGGGTTGCAGTAATACTACTCAACTGTCTCTCCTTCATCCACTGTTTAGCTTCTAGTTCCAAGTCCATTTAGTTTCTCCAAGTTAGCAAAGTACGCGGCCTCCCATCCGCGCTGCCACTCCCGATAAGGAGTGGTGTTTTTCTTCATGGGGTTTGCTACCTGATGCCAGCGCGTACCATACTTGACGGTATCTCGCTTTTCCGCACGTGAGAAGGCTTTGTAACCTGCGTTGTAATTGTCAGCCAGATTCTTGTTCATCCTGCTTCTCCTTTTCTCGTTGTTTCATCCACTCTTCGTAACACGGGTGATGCTTGGGCGGGTTGTATTGCACCCAGCCGTCACCCCTCTTCCACACCCTTGGGGTATTCTTCATCTCCAGTCAACAACGATGGTTACTTTATTGTCACCTAGATTAACTCTAGTATAGTCTGCTAGGTGGTCTGTAAGAACATCCCGTATAGCTTTCTCTACTAAATCCATAAGGTACTCCTTATCGCCGCTGTCGTAAGAGTTAAAATCACCAGAAGTAGGTAATTCAATTGCCCTCATCATGTGGCATTCAAGTCTACTACTTCACAGACGCCAGCAGTACATGCCAGTTCACGTCCACCTGACGTAGTGTCTTCTTTCTCATAATCTTGCAACCACGTCCAGTCAATAGACTTTGGCATACGCTTGAGCATATCACCATACTCTTCAACTGTACAGTCCTGATAGGGTGCTTGCTTGTACGTATGCTCACTGAATGGCAGGAAGCTGATGCCTGACACTTCATCAAAGTGGTCATACACCCACGAGCCTACCTGCATCCATTCGTTTTCCTTCACAGAAATTGTTACACTAGGCTTATGTTCGCACCAAAATCTTTGATAGGTAAGCCACAACTCAAGCTGCTCAATGGCACCCATGTCTGTGCGACACACAGCACCGTGTGGTGACTTCATCGGGAAGCTGAACACTGTTGTGCTGTCAGGCTTCATAACGTCTGGCTCTGCCGGGATACCAACACTGACCATAAACTGCGTCAGTGGGTCTTTGTTGTCGCCACGTACTGTACGAATGTAGTACGGATTGTGACGAGCATGAATGCCTGACGCACTGTCCACAAGCTGTGACACTGTGCCTGATGGCTTCACGCAGGTGATAGCCGCTGACTGTGGAATGCCAAGCTGTTCAGCCATAGCTGCATTAGTCTCAATGGCTTGTTCCTTGAGTGCATTCAGTGTAGAACCAATGTTCATGCCAAGATGGGCAGACTTACCAGACATCATAGCATTATCCATAATGCCAGTCAGTGATACACCAAGCAGTCGTTCTTCCTCTGTGTTGTTCTTCCATATCTTACGCAGATACTTGAAGTCAGTCAAGGTAGACTGGAACGTACCCAAGATGGTGGCGAGGCGAACCTTCTCTGTCAGTGACTGCTGTGTGTCTGATGCACGTACAACAACCTCTGACAGATTACAGAACTGGTATGGACGCAAGATAATTTCACTGCATGGGTTGCATCCAAAATCTTGTTCTGCATCACGGCGTCCATTCAATGAGGCTTGCTTCTTTGCAGCCTGACGGTTGAAGATACCACGCTCACCTGACTTACTCTCATACAAGGCAAGCCACTCACGCATGAACGTACCCATCTGTGGCTTCTCTTTGTAGGCAACGCTGTTGTTAGCCAGCGCACGTTGCCCCTCGTTCTCCCACCACTGACCTGCTTTGGCATGACGCATCTGGTCATCATTGAGGTTAGACAGTGAGATGAGTGCGCTGCGTCTGACGCCCCCGACGACAACAACTTCACCAATCTTGCACATGAGGTCATGGCATTCAATAGGGTACAGGCGACGACCTGCTGCCTTCTTGAACATGTCCACAGTAAACTGGAACAATTCCTCAAGTGGGGCTGGGCCACTTGCTCTACCGCCAAAGGTCTTGAGACGTGCGCCAGCAGGGCGAACCTCTGACGTATCCCATTGGGGTACTTGTCCTGCGTACAGGAGTGACACGAGTTCACGCAGGGACTTGGCCCAGCCCGGACGAGAATCGCCAACCTTGATAACGGTATCTGTACTGTGCATATCTTCGTTGACGATTGGCAGCTTATCCGTGTGATGACGTTCCACGGAGAAGCCTACACCAGTGCCGCACATGAGGATATACATAGTCTCGTCAAAGGCACGAGGGTTATCCACAGGTACATACGAGCAGTTGTAACCGCCGACATGACATCGGTCAAGTGCAGGGCCAGCGGTCATCAATGCTCTCATACTTGGCATGATGTCTTGGTCAAGCACAGCAGTCTCAAGTTCGCCACGCAGATCGTCTGGCATGGCGTAGTTATGTTTATCTTTGAGATGCTTGCTCATGTAATCAAAGTATCGCTCGACTGTTTCCATCCAAGTCTCGCGACGCTGCTCATCCTCTTTCCACCGAGCGTAGCGAGAAAGGGCTATAAAGTTCTGATAGTCTGTAGGCAGATAATTGTTCATTGTGTCACTCCGTTATAGTTCTAATATGCCTAATGTCTGCGCCGTCTACATCATAGAAATACTCGCGCAAACCATCTTCAATCTCTGCCCCCACATCTTCATCTGCAGGGACAGGATATTCTTCGGGGTCTATCTCAATCGTGATAAAGACCTTAACTCTCATCGTAGCAGCCTTCTACTTCCTCTATCAGCTTGGTTAGATACCACTGTGCTTTCTTGAGGTCTTCTGTACCATTCTTGTAGCGGTAACGCCACAGATACTTCAGGATGTTGCCCTGTAAGTAATACTCATAGCCATCACCTGTAGAAGCGCGGATGGCGTCAATGCACTCGACTCCAGTCTTGTTGTAGTGAGGTGGACTGTTGACCATATCGGTTTGTTGCGCAGCCCAATTAGCGTTTGCCATGCTTTGAAGGCTTGCCATGCTCTCTTCCTTTGCTTTCATCCTCATAAACTCCTCATGTCTCATCAGGCGCTGCCTTTGGTTTTGCTTCCGAAATTAAGGTGTACGATATTACCATCTCCTTGGGTAATTTCAAGTGACAACTCTTCTTGGCCGTCATCTTCCTCATCTTCTTGACGCATAACAAAATCATGAGCCATTTGACCAAACTCTGCATGGTTCTCCATGATAGGAACAGATGCACAAACCATCTTGCATAGATGCATAATCTGCCCGTAGTCATCGTCGTCTAGATCATTGTCACCGGCAGATAGAATCGATACGTCGATCTGTCCTGTCCATTCTTGTTTTTCCATGATAGGGCGAATCCTAATCAGAAAGTCTTCATCATCGATATAGTCTTTAAAGGTCATTGGTCATCTCCTTTTCACTTTGTTGCCACCAAACTTGATAAACTTAGGATGTTTGTTCTTGCCTTTTTCGTTGAGCCAATCTTCTGGAATGATCCTATCATAGTACTTAAAGCCATACTTGATGCACCATTGTCCGTACGTAGACTTAGCACCCTTACGTAACTTACGTCTACTATTCTCGAATACAAACCGAATGTCAAGAGTAGGGTGCTGCTTTTTTACAGCTAAATGTTTGCGGCGATCTGCCGCAGTGAACATGCCCTTCGTCTCAATGATTATTCCGTTGTGCAGCACGAAGTCTGGAGTATAAGTGCGGTACGCAAGGTCTTCCCACTCAATCTTGAGTTTCTCGTAGTCGTATGTAACTTTGAGTTCATCAAGATAAAGAGACAGCTTGTGTTCAAGCCCACTCCTGTACCCATACTTTCGTGCTGCACGAAATGCTGCGTGACTAGGCATATTCGTCTGCCAAACTCACGTACGCTACTGTCTTCGGCTGCTTTGCCTGTGAGGCAACGGCAGGACGTTCCTCAAGTCCGGGCCAACAAGAGAACCGATATCTACAGAAACCACACTCTGTGCCTAGAACCATGTTTCCTGTAGGATTTCCTCTGAAAGTCTCAGGCACAGGGTCAAAGCAGCGTTCAAATCTGTTTTCTTCAACCGTTGCCGCCGTCTGCTTAATATTGTCGATTTGTTCGTCGATGTCAATACCTTCCGCCGGAACATATTTGAATTGACCATTTGCTTTGTTCACTACCCACCAGCCGCCAGCACGTTTGCCGGAAGCCTTTGCGTAGCCAGCAAGCTGTGCTACATACCCAAAAGCATCACCCTGTCTAAGAGTATCGAAGGATTCAAACTTGTGAGTATAAGACCAATTAGAGGCTGACTTGATATCATCAACAGCATCATCAATAACAATATCATAGGAACCATCGATGGATGTATTGTCATCAATCTCAAGTGTAACCTTTGCAGTATCTTCATACTTAACTCCCGCTTCTTTGAGGAGACCTTTGAAGACAGCTTCAACGATGTCTCCAAGCATCATGTTCATCACAAACGTCGTTGGCAGAGGTAACGCTTTCTCTGGCTCATTCTTTTCAAACCAAAGTTGACAGGCTGGCCTACCCACATTTGACATACGTAGACCAAACCTATCACGCTTGTTGCCCCCACCAAACTGACGTGCAACAGAATCCATGACATCCGTGCCAATCTGTTTGATTGTCTCAGATGACATAGTGGATTTGCCATTAGCGGCATCCTCCATATACTGATGCAGGGCCAGTTCAGCAGGGTGCTTCATTAGGCTGCTTCCTCTTCGTCTACTTCGACATCTACGAGATCATCTACAATCTCCATATCATCGTCATCAATTTGCGAATTGGCTTTCTCTGCCCACGAATTTGCGATGTAGGTATTGTAGTTGTCCGTCCACGACATGAAGTCACCAAACATAGTATGTTCAGCTTCTGTGATGTCGAGAGTCTTAGACAAATCAAGAGACACGACAGGTACGTAGAAGCTATTGCCGTTTGGCAGCTTACGTTCTTCCGTGTTGGCCGTAATGATGTGCTGGATTGGAAGCCGCTGCATCTTTGCCAGCTTGGTCATAGAGTCACCAACCAGCTTGAATGCGTCGCGATTGTCAATCTCCCAGATGAATGGGCTTTGATCAACGGTTACTTCTTCTCCCTTCTCATTAGTAGCACCAATGAGAGTTACCTCACCGAGAATAACGCGGACACGCTTGATCTGCTTGATAAGGTCTTTCGTCTTATCCGGCAGGGCATTGAAGTCCTTGATATAGCCAGCGGGTTTGCCACAGTTAAAGCCACCGTCATTGTCCTTCAAATCCATATTTAGATTGTCGGCCATGATAGTCTTGATGTAGCGGTTGGGCATCTTGTCATTGCCCTTCATAAAACGCTTGTACATATAACGCTGCAGGTACGGGCGAATCTTGACAGAGGTAGCGTAGTACATAGGGCCATCTGGAATCTCCAGACGATATGCACCAGCCTGTACTACTTCCATGTTGACCTTCTTACCACCTACATCCCCTTCTCCCATGATGGGAGAGTGTGAGATGCGAAGACGCGGCAAGCTGCTGCTCTTCTGCGAGGTGTTAGTCTCATTTGCAATACCCATTGCCTTTGCCATCATGGCGTAGTTGTTGGTATCGATTGTTGTCAGTTCCATATTTTATACTCCTTCTTTGAGTTGGAAAGCATAGTTATATCACGACACGTCTTTCGTGTCAAGCCAGTTGGGGCCGATTTTTGCCTCTAGTAATAGTGGTACATTGAATACTAACCCCCAACGTATAGTAATCAAGTCAGGCAACTCCCTGTTTGTCTGTGCAATCACCTCAATAACATTCCTTTCTTCGTCTGGGTGAACGTCAATGACAATAGAGTCATGAACAGTGTTTACTACGCATGACTTCATGTTGTCAAGCAACTTATCGATATGCAGAAGTGCAACAGGAACAATATCCGCTGTAGCAAAAGACTGCACTGGATAATTCTTGATCTGCGTGAAGTGAGAGATTCGTCCGCTAGGCTTCCGGTGGACTGTAGGAAACGCAAACTCACGACCAGAGGGCGTCACAATCTTACGTGTGCTTAGAGCCTCTTTAGCCAGTTTGGTATGCCATACCCCAATCTCTTTGTACTTCTCTGTGAAGTGTTCGTAATACTTCGCTTCCGCTGCAGTTCGCCCAAATCCCGTTGCGCCATAAAGCGGAGCAAACGTATGCGCCTTTGCAGTCTGGCGATCCGTAGGTTGACCAGCATCTGTAATAACTTGAGCGGTGTATGAGTGTACATCAAATCCAGTAGATACTTCTTCAATAGCAACTCCATCCTGTGAGAGATAAGCCGCTGTGCGAAACTCTAGCTGTGCAAAGTCGGCTTCCATGATCTTGCCTCCGTCGAAGCGAGATACGAATACTTTTTTGACAGGGAACGTACCGCCACGCGGCATGTTCTGCATGTTAGGATCAGCACCAGAGAAACGACCAGTAGCAGTGCGGTGCTGTAGCAGACGTACGTGCAGCTTACCATCCTGTTTTGTGTGCGTTCGGATGCCATCCACAAATGACGAGAGGTATGTCTCTACAGCAGAGAGGCGTCGAACTTTTGACAGAAAATCAACGGCATCTGTCATTCCTTTGACACGTGCTGCTGCTTCCAACGTCTGTAGGTTCTGTTTGCTAGTGCTAAATCCGTTTGCAGACCCCCACTTAGATGATGGCGGTTTGAATCGTAGACCCGCAAGACTAGACAAATTATCAAGAGTATAGCCGTTGCCGTTACATGACTTGCAACGTGTTGCCTTCGCGTAGGGTGTACCATCTTTCTTCACCTTTCGTATGTGACCTGAACCACTACATTCACCACATTGTGTTGCCTTAGTCTTGTACAGCTTTTCAGTTCCACCAGATATGAGGCTGCGGAAATCGGAATCACTCATGTATTGGTCAATGGCATTAGCCCAATACTGTTTGTCTGTAACACGACGGCTGTACACAACCCAAGACAACTGCTCTGGACTGTTCAGATTGATAGGAGTGTCGCCCATCAGTTTACAAACGTGTTCTTGAAGTTCGTGTTGCAGTACATCCCGCTCATGCTCAAACTCACTACGCACACTGTCAAGAACATCCAGATCAACTGTGAAGCCTCGTTGATAGATACGAGCAAGACACACAGCAACCTGATTGGTCAGATCAATGGTCTTCATCAGACCGCTGTTCTCCTGCTGATTAAGCATTCGCATCTGACGATCTGCAAGTTGCTGCGTAGCATAAAGATCAGAGATCAGATACTCCGTAAGTTCATTGTATGGTATGTCGCGGGTACTGACACCCTTCGCAAAATACTCCTTGAGAGTGTCTTGCTTCTTGCTGTCAAGATCATGACGCTCTGCACATGCCTCAAGAGACAGTGGCTCTTTAACACCGCGCTGAATGACATACTCTGCCAGCATCGTGTCGAACACAGGTCCATCATACTTGAAGCCCGACTCCCACAGCCACAGCAGGTCATGCGCTGCGTTGTGACAGATAAGCACAGTAGCTTCATCCAAGAACCACTGCACACGTTCATAATGATCTTCCTGATTGGGACGATCCGCATGGTCAAAAGGAAACGTAACACAAACATCTTGATCGGTAAGAACACCAACCATGACAAGCGTATTGTCTGGCTCAAACGGATCAAGATGCTTCTTGCCTCCGCGTGTTGTAATCGTGTTCTCTACATCAAGTGTTAGTTTCATAACTTGTCTCCTAGCTGATCTATGCGAACATTGTAACAGTCAGCCTTGACTGTATAGTTGTTCGATGGGTCAACATCACCCTTCCGTAAGAAGGTAGCTTTATCGAAGTAGTCCTGCTTTGTCAATACCCCAAGAAACCATCCTACAGAAAAGTCGTTCAGCACACGAACAAATGCGTATGCGTCACAGTCCTGCTTCGTGTTGAACTTGGCAATGCTACACTCGTAATGTGGCAGAGGCTTTACAGATGTCTGCTTCGTCTTCACATCCACCCGCGTGTCTCCAACCTTCATGTCGTAGTCATAGGTATTCTCCCACTCACCCCCAAGAACTGAAAGGGCCAACTGTTCGCCTATAAAGCCCGACATGTTGCCTTTCCCCTTGAGGATGGAGTTGTGTAGCTTGCCCATCTCTACGGCCTTCTCACGAGCCTTGATGAGCATTTCGTCTGTTATCTGTACTTCTATCATATCGATGTATACCTCGCTGTTTGATATTCCAATTCACAATCCGCTACGCCGTGCCAGCCTGACAGCTTGTTCTTGACGACGTTCAGATGCCGCTGTGGGTCTTCTTCGATCTGCGACGAAGTGTCGCCGCTGGTCATTGGGTTCTTCGCAATCATAATCATGAGATCAGCTTCCGCTGCCTTACCGGTACGAGAGCCTTCCATCATTGACTGATTGAGAAGAACCTTTCCTTCCGCCTCTGCAGATAGCTGCGACATGTAGAATACAACGCAGTCGTATTCTTTCGCAATCATACGTGCATGGATGGCATTGGCCTTGAGAGCCTCGTCAGTACGAGCGAAACCACCTGTCGTGGCGAACTTGTCACCCATGTCCAGAAGAACAACATCAGGCTTGTAGGACTTACATACAGACTCAACCCACGCCATGTTCCTGCCAGTAGCATCCTTGATCTTGATGCGTTCTTTGACAGGGGCATACAGATCACGAGCCTTGCTCGGATTATCCTTGATCTGACGCATCGTCATACCTGTAGCTGCTGTGAGGTATCGCGCACCTACACGGTGATACCCCTCTTCGTTACAGAGTATAATGCAGTTAGCCCCCTGATGCGCAAAGCCGCCCGGTGCCGCGATTAAGCTGGCATGGAATGATGTCTTTCCGGTGTTGGGCCGTGCGCCGATCTCAACAAGATGACCGCCATTAACGCCTTCAACCTGACGGCAAAGAGACGCAATGTTGAATGTCCAACGTGCTTCAAGATCAGCTTTGCTCATGAGTGTCTCAAGTTCGATGTCTTCCCACTCAATATTGAGATTGGGTGTGAAGTCATCTCCGTACTGCTCTAACAACATGCGAAGAGGCTCAAGACTTGTCTTATCGCCATTCACATAGTCAAAGCCCAGATTCGCAATGTCCTCACCAATGACCTGCTGGAACAGCTTGGACAGCACCTCCTGTGCAATGTCATTACCCATAGGCTTCTCGTTCTTGATCTGCTTGAACAAGGAAGAGAAAGCAGTCTTCTGTGCAGTAGTGAGTGTAGGATTGTTCGACATGAACAACGCCTCAATCTCATCAGGCAACACGGTACGTTCGTACTTATCCATAGCCACATCGATAGTGGCTTTGATCTTACGAACATCCTTGCTGAACAGCCGGTCAGGACACTTTGCGCCACGATGGTCATCGTAGAACTCTTTGTCCATCAGGCTACGTATTAGTGATAGTTCCATATTCCGCTCCTATGTTGGTCAATCTTTCGATGTCTGTTGGGTTACGATACTTCAAATCGTCTGTCAAGCGGAGGACACGTACATCTTTCACGTGCCCTCGTAGTTCTTTGGCAGCGGCCAAGGTCTTGGGAAGTGCATCGGGGTCTAATGCAATAACGGCTGTTGAGAACTGCGAGAGATACCTCTTGTGCGATTCTTGCAATGACGTACCCAACACAGCAACCCCAACGAATACATCACCACCAACAACGGCGGCACTCAGGCAGTCCTCAACAACCACAGCTACAGTACCATGACCGTAGCTGTATGGCAAGCCACTTTTTCCGTACCGACGCCATTTAGGTAGACGCTTACCCAATGACCGGCCAGTGGCATCAACAATACGGCCTTCATGCACAATAGGAAATACCATGCGGTTCTCCTTCACATCGTACAACAGACCAAGTTCTTCTGCGTCCAAACCATATAATTCCATAACAATCTCAGCCATATCATAGTTACGAGACACAATGTACTCAGGCATCACGAATGTGTCCTGCGCAGCAAATTCATCAGCACCGGAGAATCCCTGACGAATATCATCAGCAGATAGATGCACACGAGTACCACCTTTTACAGAACAAGAAGCCTTATAACAGTTCCACACGAGAGAACCCATGTTGTTTGTCACTGTGAATGTCTTATGACCACCACAGTTAGGACAATTCATTCTCCGTGTCTCTCCGTTAGGAATATCTAATTCACTTACAGTGTTATATATACTATTCATGTATATCCTCTTTCTCTGCGGCACTTGAAATGCTTTTAGCATGGCGATTTCGTTCCGTCAATGCATAATTTGCACTTGTCAGTGTATTTTTCAAGTACGGCTTCACCGAAGCGGGATTAGCATGTCCTGTAACCGACATAATCTGTGCCAATCCAACACCAGCCTCTACCATTTCTGTTGTGCCGGTTCGTCGCAGGTCAGATAGACGCAGTTCTTTGGATAGACCAGCATCATCCATGATCTTTCGTGCAAAGCGCGGCAGCTTGTGCAAAGAATACGGCCTGTACTCACCCTGTATGGGGTATGGACGTGGTGCAACGTAGGGTTGAAATCCAAAGTCATTCTCTTGCTGCGTCAACATGTCACATAGATCATCGGATATAGGTAGGTGTACGTCTGCACGACGCTTAGATTGCTCTATCATCACTGTCTGCGAGGCAAAATCAATGTTGCTCCATTGTAACACACGCATGTCACCTAACCGTTGGCACCATTCGTATGCCATCTGTGCGATCAGTCCAATGTTACGGGTGCTAAAATCGCCGTACGCGGCGTCTAGAAACTTAGTGACATCCTCCCTACTCCAAACCGTCTTACGCCGCTCTACGGGCCTCTTACGGATGTTTGCGAAGGGATTTAGCATGCACAGTTCCTCACGCAGACCGTGGTTGAACACAACTCTAGTCACAGACATGATGTGGTTTGCCATCTGTACACCTTTGTCACACCACTGGTTGTATGCAGTTTTTGCTACACGTGTGGTAGCTTGTGACAAAGTGTGTCGGCGGAGGGATTTCCCCTCCACCTTTGTGTCAAGCATGACGGTCAGAAAGTATTCATACTGTTTCTTACTTTCGTCTCGTAACTTGCTGTAATCAAAAGACTTATAGTAATCGTCTACAAGTTCTTGTAAGAGCATTTTGTCAATGATTGACATTATTGTCTCCTATCAAACAGGGCAAGCGCAGTGTCCACTAGCGTGTCATGCCACAGTAGCTTCTCTTTGAAGTGGTCAGGTATACGTCTGTGACCATACTTAGCACCAGCGATCATACCAGCAACGGCACCCACAGTGTCGCTGTCATGACCCCTGTTGATTGCTTCAATGACACAATCCTCAAAGTTGTCCGTGGTTTGGAACGCCCACATGGCACATTGGTACGTCTCGACAACATAACCACCAGACATAACACGAGACCTGTCAAAGTCAACTGGCAGCTTCTTGTGTTGATATTTTGACAGTGCATTGCCGTACCACAGTTCTTCGGCAAACATACGGCTGTACTCAACACACTCAGGGTGAGCATGTGTAAGTAATGTCTGCTGCACAGCCAGTTCGATGGCACGAGATGGCGTCTTGGATGCAATAATGACAGGTGCCATACGCATCAGCGCACCATTACCGGCACTCTTTGGCGTATCCACACCACAATAAGGAGTGTTTGAACCACTCATCCAGTCGCTCAACGCTTTCTGTGTTGTGCCGCCAATGTCAAAGCATACACCACGAGGGATATGTTTGCCATCACTATACCACTCAACAAACTTACGCATGACGCCACGTGCATTGAATCTACCATTTGTTTCTACAAGTGAACGTGCCATAGCCAAAGCCATAGCCGTGTCGTCAGTCCATTCGCCAAGCGACATGTCGTGTACACCACCCGTCGCGAAACGGGTGATGTAGTCAGGTTTGATTCGGGCTTCGGTGAACTCCAGAGGTGCGCCGAGAGCATCACCTACTGCTAGTCCAACCATCATGCCCACAGCGGACTCTCGCGTAATCATGCGGCCACCAGAGAGCGGAACTCAGGAGTGCTGACCCACTTGGAAACTTCCTGCTCACGGAGCCACATGGTCTGTGCTGCAGTATCATTACCAGTGTTGCGAAGAGAGAAACCGTTATCGTTGTTGTGGCTAGAGTAGTTGGTGAAGGCAGAATACAAAGCCCACACATTCTTACCACGCTGATACGCTTCTTTGTTGTACAGATTGAACATCTTGTCCGCCTTGCTGTCAGTCTTGATAATGCTCTTGAGCAAATCACGTACGTTGACACCGCCAAGACCAATCTCTGCCCAATGCTGAAACTTGTCAGCAGAGGTATAGAACATGGTAACAGACTCGTTCAACTCTTTGATAAACAAAGACATATCGAAGCCGGAGGTGTTCTTGCGACGTACCTTGTCCCAATCACCCAAGATGAGTCCGTTGGTGCAGAAGAAGTCGATAGCACCGAAGAACACCATATTGGAACACGAACCGTCGATACCGTGCAACGCGATGATACGCGGTGCGATAGTAGTCCGGTGCGCGTCAGACACGACAGGGGCAGTGATCTCAGGCAGAGTCATGTCCATCATGGCCCACGCATTGTTACGCGCCGTGCGCCACTTGATGTTCATGTTGTCACATGCGTCATTTCCAAGTTGCTCAGTCATAGTGTCATGCACACCCATGAAGAAGTCGGAATGGCTGGCACAACGGAACGAATCACCGACAACACCAAGATAGTCTTGGGTCTCGCCATTGATGACATATTTTTTACCCTGAAACTTCGTAGGCTCAAACTCTACGTCAAAGCGCAGGTGATCGGGGATGAGGTCTTCTGCTGTAAAATCCAAAGGCATGATTTGTCTCCTTTCATAGCCAAGTGATACCCTGTTATACAAAAAACAGGTTAGGTTGTCAAGTTAGTCAGTATCTTCTTCTGCCAGCACCCAGTCTGCGTAGTGCATACGCATACCATTGTCATCTTCTTTGGGTACAAACTTGAAGATGCGGTGCAGGTCACACTGTATACGCTCCAGCTTGCCTACATCAGACATCCACAGGTCTTGGCAGTCAAAGATAGTCTGCAAGATATCCTTCAAGTCATTGTGTGCCTGTAGCAACTGTAGTCGGTTGTCATGTGTAATGTTCATTGTCATTCTCCTTAATCACAAGATGTGTGTCGGGTAATTACGGCTACCCAAAACTGCCGTTCTTCGTCGTACTTGACTGGGCTAACTAGCCTCGTTCCATATCCAAGAGGATGCCACCCCTTGAAATATAAGTCAACCTTTTTTTGAAGACCAGCTTCTGTTTCGTCTGTCATCTCTACTCGTATGTCTTTCATCAGCAGTATATCCTTTCCATGATTCCGTTGAAGGCATGGTACATCATCCACGCAATGCAAGTCATACAAGCCAGCCGCACTACGTTGTCCATGAATGGGTCTTTGGCTGGGTCTGTCTCCATCCAGCATGTGAGGATTGTCTTCATTACATTTTCCCCATCACATAATTTTCTGCGGCATTTTCTGCCTGTTCCTCTGTCGGGAACTCGCCTAGCCGGAACTCTGTATGTCCACCATCTGTGACAGCTTGTGCTGCGTATTTATTGTACGACAGTGCATGAACATACGCCCAGCGGCCATCAAATTCACCTTCTCCAAAGTACTCAGATAGCTTACTCATGCTCACCTCCATTGCCTCTGCCAAGCCCACCGAAATACTG